GATAAGAGCAAACGTTGTGCAAAACGCATCAGGAGGGGCCACAACCCTGACCGATCTTTACCCTGCACGGGCTTGGGTGAACTTCAATGGCATTGGTACTGTGTTTATTAGAAATGATGGTAATGTGAGTAGTATTACGGATATAGGGACAGGGCGTTTTAATGTTAACTTTAGCTCTTCCTTAACCTCAGCTGACTACGCTCTAAGTTATGATATCAACAGTTACGAGACCAACAACGCAACTGTGAACAGCACCCTTGAAGGTTCTAGCGCCGCAAGCGTAATAAGTTTAATGACAACAAGTGCAGTTAGAGTGAATCAAGCAGTCGGCACCGCAAATTTTGATTCGACTCGTAACTTAGTTACAATAATGCTATGAGCAACTACAGAGTAGTCTTCGAAGACCTAGAGAAACACAAACAAAGCCACGGGGGCTAAAATGACACAGACTTTCATCAAGATAGGCGCAACATCTTATGACGCCGCAGACTATGAAGTACCAGCAGAGCGTACCTTCCGTGGTGCTTGGGAAGCTAATACAGACGCAGGGGTAATCTCTGTAGACATGGCAGCAGCCAAGGACATCTGGCGTGACAAGATACGCCGTGCTCGTATTGAGCCATTGGCTGCACTAGACACAGCCTACATGAAGGCACTTGAGACAGGCGCTGACACGACACAGATCATCTCTGACAAGCAAGCCTTGCGTGATGCACCCTCACTGGCAAGCATTGACGCAGCTACTACGCCTGCTGAACTCAAAGCAATCCAACCTATCCCTAACGTAACGGTGGAATGATATGGCTAGTGTAATACGAGGTGATGACAACTTTGATAGCTCTAGCACCGGCCCCAGTACAACCGCTGGTGCTGTTGGCACTTATGGTTTCTTTGCTTCAAACGTCATCATTACTGAAGGCTCGACAACCGCTGGTTCAAATCTGCAGTTTGCGGGTTCACCACGGCTCGCTACTGGCAATGCACCCAGTGGTACTTGGCGGTGTATGGGTAAGACTTATCGAACAGGATACTCTGACCTTACCGTATTTGTGAGGGTTTCATAATGACTGTAACAATAACAGAAGTCCGCAATGCGGCATCTCTTCAAGCGGATAACCTTCGCATGGACGTAGAGATTAACCATCCACAGCACGGCTGGATACCATATACTCTTGACCCTGCTGACACCGACATGACTATCAACAACGATGCAGTCATGGCTTTGATCGGTGATGACTTCGCAGCATATGTTCCGCCTACTCAGGCAGAGCTAGATGCAGCCGCAGCCGCACAGGTTCGTGCTGAACGTGACAATCGACTTACAGAAGTAGATGCTATTGCTGGTAATACACTCCGCTGGGCTGCACTTGATGTTGACACACAGGCTGCATGGTCTGCATACCGTCAGGCATTACTAGATGTACCACAGCAATCTAACTTTCCACACGATATTACATGGCCCACTAAGCCTGAGTAAGGACTTACAATGTTAGGCTTTACAGCACTCTCTTAAGCACCACTCTGGGCATAACTTAAAAGGAGATCGACATGACAACTGAAGACAAAAAGGTTATCATCACGATTAACGAAGTAGACTACACAGAAGACCAGCTAACCGATCAGCAGAAGGTGATGATTAACCACATCAACTCCCTGCAACAAAAGATCAACTCGGCCCAGTTTAATTTGGATCAGTTGATGGTCGGCAAGGATGCTTTTGTAAACATGCTGACAGCTTCTCTGGAAGCAGCGCCAGCGGAAAACGAAGCTACTACTTAATGGCAACAATAAACGAAATAAGGGAAGCAGCAGAAGCAAGTCTAATAACATTTATTAGGCTTGTAGCTCCTCAACGTGTACTAGGAAACTGTCACGAAGATGTCTGTAAATGGTGGACAAGGCAAGAAGCTAAGTCTCACCAGCTTCTTTTATTCCCTCGTGACCACGGTAAGTCAGCAATGGTTGCTTACCGGGTTGCTTGGGAACTAACTAAGAACCCTACCCTACGGGTTCTGTATATTTCAGCTACATCTAACTTAGCCCAGAAACAGCTATCGTTTATCAAGAACATCTTTGAGTCAGACATACATCAGAAGTATTGGCCTGAACATCTAAACAAAGATGAAAGTAAACGAGAAAAGTGGACAACATCTGAGATTGCACTAGATCACCCAGATCGTAAGAAAGAGGCTATCCGTGACCCATCTATATTTACTGGCGGTCTCACTACTTCTCTTACAGGGATGCACTGCGATATTGCTGTCCTCGATGACGTAGTAGTTTTTGAAAATGCTTACACTGGAGAAGGCCGTAACAAAGTTAAGTCTCAATACTCTTTGCTTTCATCTATTGAAGGTAGTGAAGCTAGAGAGTGGGTAGTCGGTACAAGGTATCATCCTAAAGATTTGTACTCTGATTTGATGAGTATGGAAGAAGACATCTACTCAGATAAGAATGAGATAGTAGGTAAAGAGTCTATCTACGAAGTTATGGAACGAGCAGTAGAAGACAACGGAGATGGCACAGGTGACTTCTTGTGGCCCCGTCAACTTCGTAAAGATGGTAAGATGTTCGGTTTTGATATTAAAATCTTAGCTAAGAAACGAGGACAGTACTTAGACCGTGTACAGTTTCGTGCTCAGTACTACAATGACCCAACAGACCCTGACTCTCAACCTATTGCTTACGAGAAGTTTCAATACTATGATCGTAAACATATGACTCGTGAAGGAGGGCAGTGGCACTACAAAGGACATAAATTAAATGTTAGTGCAGCTGTGGACTTTGCTTACAGTGTCAGTAAACGTGCCGACTACACCGCAATTGTCGTCATTGGAGTGGACTCTGAGAATAACGTATATGTTTTAGACATTGATCGTTTTAAGACTGACAAGATTTCTGAGTACTTCAGACACATTCTTGATCTCCTTAATCGTTGGGACTTCAGGAAACTACGGGCTGAATGTACAGCTGCTCAGTCAGCTATCGTATCTGAACTAAAAGATAACTACATTAAACCTAATGGCCTTGCTCTTAAGATTGATGAACATAGACCAAACAGACATCAAGGTTCTAAGGAAGAACGTATAGCTGCTATCCTTGAACCAAGATATGATAACTTACAAGTGTATCACTACCGTGGTGGTAACTGTCAGGTACTAGAAGAAGAGTTAGTATCCTACAATCCAGCACACGATGACTGTAAAGACTGTTTAGCTGCTGCTGTTGAAGTAGCTATTAAGCCTAGCAGTACAGTAAGGCGTACACGCAGTCAAGATAATAATGTTGTATTCCATCCAAAATTCGGTGGTGTTGCATTTTAACACTTGACATAAATTTTACAGTGTGTTATTATTAACACATAAGCTAGGACTAGGAGTCGAAATGGCTGGCACTACTATTGACATTGAAAGCATTATTGATCCACATGCCCTAGCTGTGGATATTGCTAATCGTTGGTCCACTTGGAACAGTGCTCGTTCTTCTAAGATTGAGGAGTGGAAAGAGCTACGTAACTATGTTTACGCTACAGATACTCGCACAACAAGTAACAGTAAGTTACCTTGGTCTAACTCTACTACTACTCCCAAGCTAACTCAGATTTCTGATAACCTTCATGCTAACTACTTCGCTGCCTTGTTTCCTCAGAAGCGTTGGTTTCGGTTTGAAGCATCAGACAGTGACTCAGACCTAAAGATTAAACGTGACATTATTCAGGCGTACATGCAGAATAAACTACGTCAGTCAGACTTTGTAAACACTACAAGTAAATTAATCAATGACTACATTCAGTATGGTAACTGCTTTGCTACTGTCGATTATCAACGTAAGGTAACTGAGTTTGAAGATGGTGATCGTGTAGTTAACTACGTTGGTCCTAAACTTGTTCGTATTTCACCGTTTGATATTTGTTTTAATCCGATAGCTGCTGAGTTTGCAGATACTCCTAAGATTATTCGTTCTGTCTTGACCTTGGGTGAAGTACAACGTATGGTCGATACGTCAGTTGATAAAGAGTATATG